GCTGCAACAGGAATTTATATTTGCGACACTGATGAGGATGGAAATGATATATCATCATATTTACAAACCATTGATGATTCTACAAGCACAATTAAAGGTCATGTTAAGATATCTAATAAGTTAGATTCAAGTCAATTTATATTATTTACAATTTCAAGTTTAGTAGATAATACTGGTTATTTTGATGTCACAGTAAGTCCTGTAGATTCATCAGCAACAAACCCTTTCAGTGCAAATGAGGATATAATAATCACCTTTGCTAGAACTGGTGATAAGGGAGATACAGGTGCACAAGGTGCCCAAGGTGCAACTGGTTCAGGTGGATCGACTGGTGGAACAGGACCAACAGGACCAACAGGTGCTCAAGGTGCAACAGGTTCTCAAGGTGGCACTGGTGCTACAGGTGCTCAAGGTGCAACAGGACCCACAGGACCTGCAGGACCCACTGGTGCTCAAGGTGCTCAAGGTCATCAGGGTAATACTGGTGGAGCAGGATCCACTGGTGCTCAGGGTGCTCAAGGAGATAATGCAAATTTAGATATGTCTACTGGTGCTCCAAGCAGTCCAGATGCAGGAGACTTATGGTTTGATACAGATTCTGGAATACTCGCTGCTTATTATAATGATGGTAATAGTAATCAGTGGGTTGAAGTTTCAACAGGTCCTAAAGGAGACACAGGTCCTACTGGTCCTACAGGTGCTCAAGGTGCTCAAGGTTCAACTGGACCAACAGGTGGAACAGGACCAACAGGTGCTCAAGGTAATACAGGATCTACAGGATCTGTAGGTGCTCAAGGTGCATCAGGGGGAACTGGTGCTCAAGGTGCAACGGGTTCAGGAGGAGCAACTGGTGCTCAAGGAGCTCAGGGTGCTACGGGAGCAACAGGTGCACAGGGTGCTGCAGGTGCTCAAGGTGCTGCAGGTGCTCAAGGTGCTGCTGGTGCACAAGGTGCAACTGGATCCACAGGACCTACAGGACCAACTGGCAATACTGGTGCTCAAGGTGCTGCTGGACCAACTGGAGCTCAAGGTGCGACAGGTTCCACAGGACCCACAGGACCCACAGGTGCACAAGGTGCTACTGGACCAACTGGATCTCAAGGTGCGACAGGTTCTACAGGACCTACAGGTAATACAGGTGCTCAAGGTGCGACGGGTTCTACAGGACCTACAGGTAATACAGGTGCTCAAGGTGCTCAAGGTGCTACTGGTTCAGGAGGATCAACAGGTGCTCAAGGTGCAACAGGTTCAGGTGCTCAAGGTGCTACTGGACCAACAGGTGCTCAAGGAGCAACAGGATCTACTGGTGGAACAGGACCAACAGGTGCTCAAGGTTCAGGAGGAGCTACAGGTGCTCAAGGTGCAACTGGATCTACGGGTGGAACAGGACCAACAGGTGCTCAAGGTTCATCAGGACCTTCAGGACCTTCAGGACCTACAGGACCAACAGGTGCTCAAGGTGCAACAGGACCCACAGGACCAGGTGGATCTACAGGTGCTCAAGGAGCAACAGGATCTACTGGTGGTTCAGGACCTACGGGTGCACAAGGAGCAACAGGATCTACTGGTGGTTCAGGATCTACAGGTGCACAAGGTGCAACAGGACCAGCTGGTCCAAATATAAACATCGCTTCAGACGTTTATCCCTCTAGCGATAGTGTATATGATCTTGGAACAGCTTCCAGAAGGTGGGATAGAGTTTATCATGATATGCCTTACTTTCATGCTATGGGTACTGTAGGTAATGCAAACTTCAATAGCAACCAGACTATGGTTTTTGGAGGTCAGAATTTAGATCAGGGTGGTGGATACAACCAAAGTAATGGAATTTATACAGCTCCAATCAAAGGATTGTACTACTTTCATATGTCACTTTATAATAATGGTAATGCATCTTTTACTTTCTCTAAAAATGGAGCATCGCAAAACACTCAAATTTATGATGGTGCTGACGCTGCACCATTATTATTTGCTAATCAGATAAACTTTCAATGGGGATTATCTATACTAGTTGAACTTAATGCAAATGATACTATGAGAGTAAAAGCTAGATCTGGTCAGGCTCCCAATCAGATATATATGGGTCACTCAACATTCTTCGGTATGTGCTTGGCTGCTAAATAGTTAAAAAAAATTACTTATTATGATTCATACAAGCATTACAGTAGGGTTATCTACTGGAGAATATCTCGCATTTCAGTGTTATACTGATGACCCACAAGACTGGCTAGAAAACGCTGCACATGAAGCTTGTCGAAGAAGTTACATAGATATCAAAAACACGTATTCAAATTACAAATTAGATAAGGAAGAGGCAATTACAGCGATTGGATCGACTGCAATTATCAATGCAGCAATTTCAGAAAAAGTTGTTATAAATCATGTTACTGGTGAAGGTGGATTAGCTGGAATTGCAGCCACTATGCTAGGGAAAGATGATAGTCCAAGTTAATAATTAAATTATTTTATTAATTATGAAATTTTCTGATTTTATCTACGTCGTAGATGGTTCTTTGACGCAAGATTTTTGTAAAGGAGTGATAGAAAAATTTGAGCAGGATCCTGTAAAAGGACCTGGACAATGTGGTACAAAAAAGGGAAATGTTAATACAAAGATAAAAAAATCTATAGATTGTTATATAAGCAATAAAATAAATTGGTCACAGGAGCATAATTTTTTTGCAGCAAAGGTTAATGAGCATACTCTTGAGTATGATGCTAGTAACCCAGTGAAGGAAATTATACCATATCCAAATCAACTTAGAGTTGAAGACGAGGAATTAAATCTAAATATTTTTGATGAAGGAATTCACAATACGGGATTTCAATTACAAAAAACAAAACCTGGCGATTATTTTAACTGGCATCATGATTTTGCAACGAATCCAAGAGGAGCTAGGATACTAACATACATGTGGTATTTGAATACTCTAGAAGATGAGGACGATGGATACACAGAATTTTTGGATGGAACTAAAATTCAACCAAAGGCAGGAAGATTTGTATTATTTCCTTCTTGTTGGACTTTTTATCATAGGGGATTCCCTCCTAAGAAAGACAAATATATTTGCACTGGATGGATTTACCAAAATTTTCCAAAGAATGTAATTGATGAAATCAAAACATTATCACTTGACGATAGACTTGTAAACTAAGTATAATATAGATACTAAAACCTTAATGTGATACCATGATCAAAACATTAATCACAGAATTCCCTATAACTGATGTTCCTATAGAGAGAAGCATTAGTAAGGAAAAGATAAACAAATACGCATACACTAAAGAAGAAGTAGATGCACTGATCGCTGATGCTGTAAAAGAGGCAGTTGCTGAAGCAAGAAAAATTGACGAAGAGTCAATGGCGAAGCACAATCGTGAAGCTACAGTCATCAGTATGATTCTCGGATTTACAACTCTCGCATTATTTGTTGATGGACTTCTTAGGATGTTAGGTATCATCCCACCATTCATGGATCTTGATGTCAATATATTAGATAAGATAGAAACTGATATTATAGATAGAATCAAACAAGTTCCAATCCAAAGAATTTTACAATCGGGTTTCAGATAATTACTTGACTACACGCAAACTATACCTTATAATAGGGTATATACAATTTTATTATGATTGAAGTACTTGTACAGAATGAACCATACAGGTATGTGAAGATGCCTGATCCACTTGATAATGGTCAACCAGACTATCGTATACAGAAGTGGAACAACCACAACGGTTACAAAGATATGTACCTTTGTGATAACTTCATGCAGTTGAAAACTGCGATTGATGATTTTGAATACACCAAATGGTTAGATCCTGCAGGTGTTCCTTGCTACGTACACGATGTCTAAAGTTGCTTTAATTACTGGTATTACAGGACAGGACGGTTCCTACCTTGCAGAACTTTTATTAGAGAAGGGATATGAGGTTCATGGAATCGTTCGTCGTGCTTCATTGATTAATACCCATAGAATAGATCACATATATGAACAAATTAAACTTCATTATGGAGATCTAACAGATGCGATGAGTATCACAAATCTCATCCAAGATATAGAACCAGATGAGATTTATAATTTAGGTGCACAGAGTCATGTTAAAGTTTCATTTGAAATACCAGAATATACAGCACAGGTAGATGGTCTTGGAACACTTCGTATTCTAGAGGCAGTTAGATTGTTAGGTATGGAGACGAAAACTCGTATATATCAAGCGTCTACATCTGAACTATATGGATTAGTCCAAGAGGTTCCTCAGAAGGAGACTACACCTTTTTATCCACGTTCTCCATATGGTGTTGCTAAACTATATGGATATTGGATTCTTAAAAATTATCGTGAAGCATATGGATTACATGCAAGCACAGGTATATTATTTAATCATGAGTCTCCAAGAAGAGGAGAAACATTTGTGACAAGAAAGATTACACGAGGACTATCTAGAATTTCTGTGGGCGAACAAGAGTGTTTATATCTTGGTAACTTAAATGCCAAAAGAGATTGGGGTCATGCAAAAGATTATGTTGAAGCAATGTGGTTGATGCTTCAACAAGATGAACCAGATGATTATGTGATAGCAACTGGAGAACAATATTCTGTAAAAGATTTTGTAGACAAAGCAGCACCATTCTTTGGATTTAATATTGAGTGGATGGGTGAAGGTGAACTTGAATTTGGTTATGATTGGAATACAAAAAGAAAAGTCATAGCAGTAGATAAAAAATATTTTCGTCCTGCAGAGGTAGAGTCTTTGTTAGGAGATGCAAGTAAAGCAAAGCAAAAATTGGGTTGGGAACCTAAAATAAGTTTTGATCAATTAATTGAGGACATGGTGCTTTATGGACAGTGAAAGTAGAGTTTATGTTGCAGGTAATACTGGACTTGTAGGGTCTGCTATTGTTCGCACACTTCATTGGAAAGGTTATACAAATATCTTATCAAGTCCATCTCATCATTGGGATCTGAGAAATCAGATGGACGTAGAGAGATTCTTTAGGGTGAATGAACCAGAGTATGTATATCTTGCTGCTGCAAAGGTTGGTGGTATAGGTGCGAACGCATATTATCCTGGTCATTTCATCTATGATAATTTAATGATTCAAACAAATGTAATTCATGCAGCAAGAAAGTTTGGTGTTAAAAAATTACTTTTCTTAGGATCATCTTGTATCTATCCTAAGTTTGCTGAACAACCAATTACAGAAGATCAATTATTAGGTGGACATTTAGAACCAAGTAATGATTCATATGCAATAGCAAAGATTGCGGGTATAAAAATGTGTCAGGCATATCGTAAACAATATGGTTTCAATGCAATCAGTTTGATGCCTACAAATTTATACGGTCCTAATGATAATTATGATTTAGATTCCTCTCATGTTCTACCTGCAATGATTAGAAAATTTCATGAGGCAAAAGATAAGGTCACACTATGGGGTGATGGATCTGCAATGAGAGAATTTTTATATGTAGATGATCTTGCTGAAGCAGCATTTAAATGTATGGTTAATTATGACTCTGAAGAGATCATAAATGTCGGAACTGGTAAAGATATTACCATTAAAGAACTTGCTACTACCATTGCCGATGTGGTAGGATTTAAAGGTGAGATTGAATGGGACACATCAAAACCAAATGGAACACCTAGAAAAGTTCTAAACGTAGATAAAATCACATCTTTAGGTTGGGAACCAAAGGTTGGTTTGCGTGAAGGTATTGAAAAAACATATAAACTATACAAAGAGAGTTTATGAAAAGTTTAGAACTCATAACACCTCGTAATTTAGGATGGTTGAAATTAAAATTAGATGATAAAGAGTTAAAGTTTCTTTGGGATATGATAAATGAACGAGGTGAAAAAATAAATGATAGACTAGCAGGAAATATTGATTCAAGTTATGAAATTTATGATAAAGGTGGATGGTTTACGGAAAACGTATTATTAGAATGTGGTATAAAATATGAAAAAAATTATGGAAATATATGGTCGAAGGTTCCTATTACTGGTTCACATCCGTTTACCCTTTCAAGTATGTGGGTAAATTATCAAAAACAATATGAATTTAATCCATTACATGACCATACTGGAGTTTTTAGTTTTGTGATTTGGATGAAAATTCCTACTGATTATGAGGATCAAAAACAAATTTCAATTACAAAAGATAGTAATTTGCCTGTTGTGTCTAATTTTGTTTTAAACTATCACAATACTCTTGGCATGATCGCTCAACATGTGTACGCTATGTCTAAAGAAATGGAAGGGACTATGTTATTTTTTCCATCACAGTTAATGCATTGTGTTTATCCATTTTTTAATTGTAATAAAGATAGAATTAGTATCTCTGGTAATTTATCTATAGACACCAATCGAATTTAATGAAAAATTTAGCACTAGGATTTGTATCTTTAAGACCTGCACAATTACAAGAACATGTATGTGATGCTAGAGAGAATGAGTATCTCATTTGTTTGAAACAATTAGAAAGAGTTTTACCAAATTCATTTGACTTTTTAGTATGTGAGAACACTATTGATGACCCTTCAGAGATTAAAAATGAGGAACTTAGGGAATATCTTAGTAAAATGGAGATGTGTGCTACAGGAAGTGAGAGTAATATAGGTACATCTAACAAAGGCATGGGAGAATTATTGCAACTCAAAAGTGCCTTGGATCAAACTGATATAGATAAGTATGAGAATGTATGCTATATTACTGCTAGACGTTTTTATACTTGTCCATATGTTTTTGAAAGAACAGAAACTTTAAAAAAGAAAGCGTTGCTTTCAAATCCAGATTTTATTTTTCTGGATGGTAGAGTTCTTGAATCATACAAAGGACCTTTATACAACGACATGTTTTTCTCCATGAAAACAAAATACATGGTAGAATATGCAGAGTATAGTATGGAACAATTAAATACAAATCTTTCTAAACAAATTGGTTCAGAATATAATCTTTATAATTTTGTTCAAAAAAATAATATAGATTATGAGTGGATTGAATGGTTAGGAATTATCAGAAACGCTTGGGAGATAAATGGTAATACATCAGATCTCTCTAACTTTCATATATCATAAGGAGCAAAATGAAAATTCGTGATAAAATGTTATCAGTTCTCCAACCCTATGGAGGTAAAGAGGAGATTGATGAACTAAGAGATACCATAGAGAGTGGATGGTGGTCTAAAGGTCCCAAAGTTGCAAGATTTGAAAAAGAATTTGCAGAGATGGTGGGAGCAAAATATGCTGTCGCAGTGTCTAGTGCAACTCATGGACAGGACTTAGTTTTGAAAGCATTGGGTATCAAGGATTGTGATATTATCAATCCAACAATTTCATTTATGACCACCGCAGTTGTGCCTTTGTGGAATAATTGTACATCAAATATTGTTGATGTTGATCCATATACAATGTGTATTGATCCAGTTGATGTTAAGAAAAATTTAAAACCTAATACAAAGGCGATCATTGTTGTAAATCAGGCAGGTGTACCTGCAGATGTTGATAGTATAAGAGAATTTTATGATGGATTTATATTGGAAGATTGTGCACATAGTTGTTATACGCCAGGTGCAGGTACAAAGGGAGATATCGCTGTCTGGTCTTTCCAAGCAGTAAAAACTATGCCTTGTGGTGATGGTGGTATGATTACTTTAGATGATGAGGAGTTGTATAATAAATTAGTCTCAATGACTTGGTTGGGTGTTACAAGCACTTACTCAAGAGTTAGAAATGTTCATGGTGGTAAGCCAGGATATAGTTGGGATTATGAAGTAGACATACTAGGATACAAGTGTTACATGACTGATATCATGGCTTCTATTTGTCTAACACAAATGAAGAAGTTACCTAAGAATCTAGAGTGGAGAAGACATATTCAAAAAAGATATAATGAAGAACTTGCAGATTGTATTCAAGCACCACCACATAGTGAAACTGTTCAATACTATTGTGCAAAAGTACCACCAGAACATCGTGATAGTTTGATTGATTATCTCGCATCAAAAAATATTCACACTAGTGTTCATTTCAAACCACTTCACAAATTTAATGTTGTTAAAGGAATGAATCAACGTGATTATCCATCCGCTGATGTTGAATGGCAAAAGTTAATTAGTTTACCATGTCATCCTGCGATGAGTGAAGAAGATATTTCTTACGTTATCTACTGGGTAAAAGAATATTTCTCTTTGAACAAAGTAGTTAACAATAATAATGTATTTAAAAATTTTATTAAAATATTTTATTCATAATGTATCTTGATCAATATAAAATAGAGGGCACGATCAACAATGATCAGAACCCTTGCTTTCATGACGAAACAACCTATCCTCAATTTCAAGAAGAGTTAGAGGAGTTTAAAGATTTATTAAAAAAATTAGTTGATTTAAATCAATCCAGAACTTTTTATAAGTTTGGTGACGGTGATTATTATTTTTTAAATAAAATACCAACAGGTAGTGCTACGCCTGGTCGTAGAGCATTAAGTAAATCTTATGATGAGATAAACCATGATGCCTTTGTAAATGGTGCTCAAGAATGTGACTATTACACTTGCGAAATATATCCAGAAAACAGAGTAAATTTCATGGATGTTATACATCGTGGAATTGATTTTCCTGCTGAGTTTGGATATGGTCTGGTCGCTAATAAGTGGTTACTTAAAACCTTCGCAGGACAGATAGGATTGATAGGTGCAGGATCAAAATTAAATATTATAAAACATTTAATGGAAGCTCCACAGTATCAGGAATATTTGGGACTAGAAAAATTTGAAGATTATATTTCACTACCTCAAAAATTTGCTTGTGATGATTTGGAAGCGACAGAGAAAATGGTTGCATCACAATTAATGAAATCTACTTCAAAAATATTTTTGATGGGTATGGGTCATGTTAAGTCTGGTTTGATACACCGACTACCAAAATATCGTAACGCTGTTTTTCTAGATGTAGGTGCTTCTATAGATGCATTAGCAGGTATCATAGATGTTGATAGACCATTTGCAGGTGACTGGACTAACTATCAGATTGATGATGTGCAGTTGTATAAAGGAATAGATTTTCTTGCTTATGAGGGAAAGGGTAAGCATTTAGTTTTGGAGAGAGAAATTGTATAAAGATACGTTTGGTTATTTTGGTCAGTCTGAATTTAGGCAGATGTTAGTTCACAATCTGCCTGTTGAAAAATTTAAGACTGTGTTAGAAATAGGATCTTATGAGGGTATTTTTTCTTGTTTTGCAGCACAATCTTTTGCTGATATTGTTCATACAATAGACCCTTTTGATATAAGTGATGAAGGAACTACAATGACTTATAGTGTTGAAAGCAATTTTAATTATAACGTATCTGTTTGTCCAGAAGGTAATAAAATTATATCTCATAAAATGACCAGTGATGAGTTCTTTAAATCCAATAAAGACTTATTTGATTTAATTTATGTTGATGGATCTCATGAACCAGAGGACGCATGTAGAGATCTAGATAATAGTTTTCAAGTATGTAAAAAAGATGCAATCATATGGGTTGATGACTATGGTAGTAATTATAAAACTCTACATGAATCCATAGATCAGTGGTTGCAAGATCATCAAGATTATATTAAAATAATACATAAAGGATATCAAGTTGGGTTTATAAAGTTGGTATGATGATTACATTTAATAATCTGGGTAATCTTGGAAGACTTGCAAATCAGATGTTTCAGTATGCATCATTGAAAGGTATAGCAAGAAATCGTGGATTTGAATTTATGATTCCACCTGCTAGTGCATTTGGGACTAGGGATCTTATGGTAAAACAAGATGGAACAAATATCTATGATATATTTGATTTGAGTGATAATAATTATGGATTACAAGTTAATCAAGTTTGCATGGAAAGAATGCATACTTTTGATGAAGAACTTTTTAACAATTGTCCAGACAATGTTGATTTGTTGGGATACTATCAGACTCACAAATACTTTCAACACATTGAATCTGAGATAAGATCTGATTTTAAATTTCAGACTGATCTTTTTGAAACTTGTAGTGATTTTATGAAAGACAATTTTGTTTATAGAGATGTTATTTCATTGCATGTTAGAAGAGGAGATTATGTATCTAATCCAAATCATCCTTTACAAACTGTAGAGTATTACCAAAGAGCACTTGAGATGCTTCCTGATTTAGATGTGATTGTATTTTCTGACGATCCTGATTGGTGTAACGCTCAAGAGATATTTCAACCAGATAGATTCTCAATATCAGAGTCTAATACAGTTGATGCTGATTTATGTTTGATGTCTTTATGTAAGTATCATATACTAGCAAACTCTTCATTATCATGGTGGGGTGCATGGTTAGCAAAGAGTGAAAAAATTATCGCACCTAAAAATTGGTTTGGTGGAGACTGTGTAAATAAAAGTGTATCTGATATGGAGTTTGGTGATTGGACATGGTTATGACTGAAGATTGGAGTTGTTTATCTCAACAAGACACTGATCCTTACGCTCAGATTTGTAATGAGGCAGTTGAAGATGAAAATAAATTTAAAAGCTTTAAAAAAGATCCAAGATATACCGCAATATTAGAGCACGTTCCTTATGAACATGGTAGAGAATATGTTGATAGTATACAACAGTATGAAATAGATCAAGATCTTATAGAATCATTCAAAGAAAATGATAAGATAGGTGGTGCAAATGTTTTAGAATATGATGAACCATTTGGAATGATATCACCATCAACATTACGTTATATACAAAATGCTTTAGATATATCTTACTTCTATGGTGAGGGTGAACTTAATAAGATAGTAGAGATAGGTGGTGGATATGGTGGACTATGTAAGACTATAAATTGTTTGTGTGATTTTGGTGAATATCACATCTATGATATGGAACCTGCATCAAGATTACAGGAAAAATATCTTTCTAATTTTCAAATAGATGGTAAAGTATTTCATCATTCAGAACCAGAGGAACTAAAAGATATTGATTTGTTAATAAGTAACTATGCATATTCAGAACTAGGTGAAAATTTGCAGGATTTATACTATAATAATGTTATAGTTAACTCTAAAAAAGTCTATATGATTTTGAACAAAGGACAAGTAAGTAGAGAGGTCTTTCTCAAAAGAGCAGAAAAAGATTTTGAAGTTACTGTAGAAAAAGTATTAGACTTTTGGCCACCTAATGGACACCTTTATTATACAACTTTGATTAAAAAATGAAGATCTGTATTCTTACTATCGCTACTAATAAGTACATACAATTTGTTGAAAGATTGTATGATAACATTCATGATAATTTTTTAAATGGACATCATATAGAATGTTTACTTTTTACAGAACATGATGTTGAGACATCTGATAATGTTAGAGTATCTCAAATAGAACATGAGGACTGGCCAATACCCACTCTAAAAAGATATAATTACTTCGTAAAAGAAAAAGATTTTATATCACAGTTTGATTACTGTTATTACTTTGATGTTGATATGGGTATCATAGATAAGGTTGGTGAAGAAGTATTGGGAGATCTTGTTGCAACTATGCATCCCTATCAATCATTCTATCCAAAAGAACAAAGATCATATGATCGTAATCCAAAATCATTAGCATATGTTCCTGCAGGTGAAGAAGGAGAAAAATATTACGCAGGTGGATTCAATGGTGGATCTACAAAAGAATTTTTAAAGATGTCTGAAGTCATCGCTGATCGTGTGACTAAAGA